AGCACCTCGCAGGTCACCTTCCCGGTCGTCCAGAAGTGGCGGATGCGGCCGTTCGCCCGGTCCAGGTCGCTCTGATACAGATTCTGCTGCATCGGCGAAAGGATGGCGGTGGTCTGCTCGCCCGTCGGGTCATTCCAGTCGTCAGGGGGCTCCCAGTTCACATGGTAATTTGGAGTCCCGAACCGCTCCCACGTCTGCCCCATCGAGCGAAACATCTTGATCAGGATCTCGCCTACGAACGGGAGACTGGCGATCAGGCTCGTGCCGTTGGGATCGTCGCCGCGCAGGTCGTGAACGGACGTGAGCAGCAGCTCGGGGACGAGGGTGATCGGCACGCCACCGCCGTACTGGTACTGCACCACGTTCACCGCATAGCCGTCGAAGGTCGGCCGCATGCCGGTCGTGGCGGGATGGACTTCCACCAGGCCGAACACATCATCCCGGGCGTAGTTCAGGAGAATCTCGGCGTGCGCGCGGCCGAAGGTGTAGGCGTTCGAGAGATGCACGCGCGCCCAGGTCTTGGCGCTGAACTGGATCCGGTTCACGGGCAGGTGCTCGAGGAAGGCGTCAATGTCCTGCTTCAGGCTCGCCGCCGCTTCCACGTCCGGAAAGCCGATCAGATCGACCATCCGCATGATCGCGGCGTCGATTAAGGGGATCGCTTCCCGGAGCTTGAGGTTGAGATTGTAATCCTCCTTGATCGGCACGTGCCAGTAGGGACCCAGCAGGGCGGCGATGCCGGCCAGGTCCCAGGCGGGACGCGAGCCGCCCGGCTGGATCGGCATGAAACCAGGCGCAGGGGGAGCCTCTCGTGGCACCATGGGCAGCGGGTGAGGAAAGCCGCTGCCGAGCCAGGCGATGCCCACGTAAGGGTTCTGGTTCGTCGAGTTCTGATACGGATTCGCGCTGCCATAGACATTCTGCCGGTTGGACGAGGAGCGGCCCAGGCGCGGCTGGGCATAGCGCGAGCGGTTGTCGCCTTGCTGGTTGCGCTCATACTGCCGGTTAGCGCGAAACTGCTGCTGCGTTTGCGGCTGGCCCCGGGAAGAGTAGGCGCCGCCGCCGCGCGGGCGGCTCGGGCGCTGCCAGCCGAAGGCATCAGAGTAGGGAGGCACGGCTGTTCCTCATGAGAGCTGCTCCCCGATCCACTGCGTATACGCGGGCGGAATTGCCTGCGCTAGCTCGGCCCGGGTCATCCAGTCAATGCCCATCGCCGCCCGCCAGCATTGCATGCAACGGTGATCGGCCGGGACGCGGACGCGTCCCGACTCCCCATGCCCGGCCGGACAGCAGAAGCCGTCCCGGCCGATGCGGCGGTCCCCGTGCGGCACATGCGGCATCGAGAGCAGCCAGCCGTCTGTCTCGAAGAGGCGGTGGCGAAACACCTTGAGCCCGAAGTGCAGGCCGCATAACAGCACCGGATGGATCAGCGGCGCGCCCGGCACGTTCTCAATCACGTACGGCTTCCCGGTCCGCTCGAGCGCCGCGCGCACCGCCGGCACCAGATCCGGATGCTCCCGGCCGTGAAGAACTCTGGCCCGGCTGTAAGCCTGGCAGGGCGGGCTCGCATGAATCAGACTAAAGCGGGCCAGGTTCGCCATGCCCAGGAACTCGAGTGCATCCGCCTGGACGAAGGAGAATGGGAAGCGCGGCTGTGGTTTAATATCGATGCCGGTGACCTCGAATCCCGCCCGGTGATAGCCCATCGCCCCGCCGCCGGCACCGCAGAAAAGATCCAGACAGCGTTTCACCGATCCGCCTCCTCCGGAAACCATGCCGGCGGCTGGCCCTGGGAAGAGTAGGCGCCGCCGCCGCGCGGGCGGCTCGGGCGCTGCCAGCCGAAGGCGTCGCTATACGGAGGCATCTTCCGGCTCCCTCACGCCCTCACGCCCTCACGCCCTCACTCCCTCACTCCCTCATCCCGCTCCTCCGGGAACCATGCCGGCGGCGCCTGTCCGGCCAACTCCTTCGCCCGCCATTCCGCCACCAGCGCATCGAAGCTCTCGGTGGCCTGCTTCATGCACCAGCGATAGACGCGCCAGTGACGGGCGAGCATCACCGACGTGGCCACCGCGGCGCCGAAGCAGGCGCCCGAGAGCCAGCAGAAGAAGGCGCTCATCCGCTCACCGCTCCGGCGCGCGGCGGGTGAATTGCGGCTCACCCTCCTGCCAGCGGAGTTTCAGCTCACCCGCCTCGAAGCCCGCCAGTAGGCCCCGAAGCATGGCGGCCTGCTGCAGCCAGTCGACCACCGCCTGAATCTCCGTTTGGCCCAAGGGCTCCGGATCCGCGTCGGCGAGCAGCCGATCGACCAGCTCCCTCGCCTGGCCCTCGGTCGGATTGAAATTCAATCGCATCATGAGAACTCCTCGCTTACTCCCCTAGCTCGGTCAACAAGAGCTCCAACTGCGCCAGATACACCCGCGCTCGCCAGAGCGCGGTCAAGAGCAGCACCCGGTAACTCGTCGCCGCGTCCGCGGCGCGCGCCGCCTCGAGCGCCTCGTTGATCTCGGCCAGCCGGCTCCAGGCCACGTCGCAGGCGTGCGGCGCCGGCTCCGCCGGGTCCGCTGTCTGCACCCGCAGCCGCTCCGCCATCACGCTGCCTTCCCTTTCACTCCCTCACTCCCTCACGCCCTCACTCCCTCATCCCTCACTCCCTCAGTCCCTCATCATCACGCCGCCTTCCCCAGGCTGATCGCGCTCTCCGAGGACTCCCAGCGCACGATCGCCGTGAGCGCGTAACCGATCGCCCGCTGGCCCTGGGTCACCAGGAGGAAGCCCGGGCCCACCTGCACCGGGCCGGTCGCCTCGAGGCGATCGATCCGGCCGTCGGCGCGCTCGATGACGACCAGCACCCGGCTCTGGGCGGAGAGCTGCGGCACGGGTATCTGCACGCCCTGGTTGCCGTTCACTTGGTCACCTCGACGAGCGCCCGGTCGATCAGGGCGAGAATGTCCCCTTTCCGCCGCCCGGGAGCATCATTGAAATTCACCAGCGCACTGATTTTAACGGCGCGCCAGCGGCTGGTGCAGGGCTCGGGCAGCGCCGTGGTCAGCGTCTGGATGACCCGGTCACGCTCCGCCCACGTCTCGAGACACTCGTTGATCGCCCCCACCAGGCAATACGACTCGCGCCCCGAACGGCGGCGATAGCTATGGAGCTGACACCACCCCCGCTGGATCTGCCGCCGGACAAGCTGCAAGCTCTGCGCGCGCGAGCGCCCCTGCTCCTCGCCTTCGTCCTCCATCAAAACAACCGCTGTCCTTCCCGCCATTGCTGGCCATAGTCATCGATGAGGAACACCTCGCCCTCCGGCTCCCGGCGCTGCCGCTTGCCGTCCTTTGAGGCTGGCTTCACGCTCGGGATCGGCCGCCAGTCGCGGCCCGGGCCGCTCATCCAGTGGCCCGCCGCGCCGCCGGCGGCGGGCGGCATGGGCGCGGGCTTGAGATCACGGCGCTTCTTCTCGGTCATCGCGGTTCCCCCACCGGCGCTTGATCGAGAACCATGACTGTCTCCCAGACCGGAACGTCCCGGAGGCGGTGCTTCCGATCGCGCTTTCGCTCCAGACGCGCCAGGAGATGCCAGCGCCGCTGCCGCAGCGCGCGGGCCGCGCGGGCGGTCGCCTGGTCCGAACGCGTCACCCTTCCGGCTACCGTCACCCCTCTGGCTCCCCCGCCGCGCCGCCCGAGGACTTCGCCATGGAGGCCGGCTTGAGGTCCTGGCGCTGCTTCTCGTTCATTCCTCGGGGTCTCCGGCGCAGGGCGTCGGCGCCCGAAACAGCTCGAAGGGCTCGATCTCCTTGCAGAGCGCGGCCCAGTCCTCCACCCACAGAGCCGCTACTTTGCCGAAGACCCGCACCGCGCCGGTCGAGCGGATCGCGGTCTCGCCGCATTTTCGGCTCACCAGATAAACCTCCACCCAGCCTGCCTCCCGATCAAACGCGCGGCAATGAGCCACCGGCCGGCCGTCGAGCGTGGCACACCAGCAGCGACTCTCAAAAGTCCCGTCGCGGATATCACTGCGGACCGGCACCCGTTGACGCGCCGCTTCCCGGCGCCCTTTGACACGCGCGGCGTCTGCCTGCCCGTCCCTCACCACTGCGGCTCCCACACCGGCGCCTCCG